GGGTAGATTCTGGAACATAATATATTTTACCATCTTTGAAAGTATAAATAGATACAGAACTGGCATCATTAGCAACTAATTCGACTGTTTCTCTTAATCTATTAGCTCCTTGTGATTGATATCCGGGAGTACCTATAGCTGGATTTAACAAAGAAGAGTCTTCTTGGGGAGTAATAACATCCGTATTCAATTTTATTCCAATGTTTTCAATACCGACACCAGTAATTTTAACTGTTTGCTCTAAGAAATGTCTTACTTTACCTCCAAGATAAACTTCCCCTGATTGTATTGTTATATTTGTTCCATCTTGAACATAGGCCATTCCTGCTTGTTTATCACCATCGCTCATGATGGAATTACCTAATGATTGCATATAATAACTAATGATGGATTGTAACTCATTCATTTCTGATCCTTGAAGGATATTATTAGCTACGAAAGCAACAAAAGTTATATTTGAAGTGTCATCAAATCTATCGTAATAAGGAGATATCTCTAAATCTCCGGGCGTATATTTTGCCATCATATCACTTCTTTCTAATTTTTATGTTTTTATTGATTTACAGTAGTAGGCAAAACTGTTGTTATTTCTGAGGTAACGTCAGTATCTACATTAGATCCACTAATATCCTTTTCTTCTGAAATGAGCATATTAATTTTAATGCTTCTATTATTAGTAACAATGAATGGTTGACTGTTAAGAATAAAATGAGTATATCCAGAATTATCTACATTGCTTGGAGTCAGAATTGCCCCAGATACCCCAGATTTAAGAGTTACCCCAAAGTTAAGACCTACTTGTCTGAATGTATTAACATTTGAAATATCATCTGGTTTTATTGTTACGGTATAATATACATAAGAAGCCTTTTTACTATAAGCATCTGCTAAGGAAACCGGCTGATAAAAGTCATTTCCATAAGATAATGTTGAATCATCTTTTTTATCTGCGGTTGTTTTATAGCAAAGATAACAAGTTGGCTTAAAGTATCCTGCAACTTCCGTGACATTATCTCCATCAACAGGAACAGGAGGCTGAGCATCAACCGGCCAAGAGCTTGTTTTACCAATTACTATATAGCAGTTATTTAGATTATTAAAGTAATTAATAGCATGAAAAACTAACGCATTACTATTAATTGCTGGTGTAGGGGTTTCGTAGGCCACTATTTCTTCCTTCTTTCTTACTGTGAACTACTCGTCACTGACACAACAAGCTTCTAGGAACACCGCAGGCTTACACAGCATTCTAGTAATGTAGTGCAGAGGTCACAGCTATTTACTAAGGGCTGTTCCAGCCCAGTTTAGTCTAATTAAGCAGTTAGAATATTCTTAGCGGCATTAATGTCCCGATCATGGTGTATACCACAATTAGGACACGTCCACTGACGAATATCCAAGGTGTGCTTACCATCATCATACCCACAATTAGAGCAAATCTGAGAGGTCTTTCTAGGATTAACAGTGACTAACTGCTTCCCATACCATTCACATTTATACTCTAACTGTCTTCTAATTTCTCTCCAAGCTTGGTTAGCAATTGATCGAGCTAATTTATGATTCTTAAGAAGATTTTTGGTTTTCAAATCTTCAATCTTAATCACATCATATTGCTCGACTAACTGTTTAGTTAGGGTATGAAGATAATTATTCCGTTGATTAGCAATCTTTTCGTTATATTTAGCTACCATACGCTTAGCTTTTAGATAATTCTTAAAATCAGATAGTTCTCTTGGTTCCAATACTTTATTGTGTTTATCACAAGCACTTAAAGAAATTGCTTGTGCTCTTCTACGCGCCAATCTTTTCTCCCAATAGTGTTTCTTTTTAGCTAGAATCTTATCAAAGCGAATAGTAGGATACTTAATACCATCACTAGTAATCATTAAGTCAGCTATTCCCATATCAACCCCGACAGAAGCATTAGTCTTAGGAAGTTCTTTTACCTCAGTATCAACTAATACAACTGCATAGAACTTACTGGTAGAAGAAAGTCTAATAGTCACATTTTTAATCTTACCAGTAATCTGGCGTCCTGATTTAAAGTAAATAGTCCCTAACTTAGGCAATTTAAGTCTATGTTCACTAAATTTACGGATATTATTGCTGTTGTTACAACTTGATTGATAACTCTGCTTAGGAAACTTACGTGATTTAAATTTTGGATGACCTGAGTTCTCCTTAAAGAACTTCTGAAATGCCTGATTGAGGTCACGACTAACATGTTGTAAACTAGATGAATCTGATTTCTTAAGAAATGGATATTCCTGTTTTAAACACTTAATCAGGTAGTTCATACCAAACTCGTTTACGTACGATCCTCCATTATTATATCGTTCAGTCTGCATATCTAGTAACTTATTCCAGACAAATCGACAACAACCAAAGTTATTAACTATTTTGTACTGCTGTTCAATACTAGGATATATTCTAGTTTTTATAGCTTTTAATGTCATGTATTCACCTCCCTATGCTTTAATTATATCATACTTTAGAGCGAACTGCTCGTCACTAAAGTAACGAGTTTTCTTCCCTTGTTTTTTATAATTTAGTCCACTTATTTTACCTTGCTTTTGTCTACAACTGCCTTATCAACGGCACTACTATAGGAATCAAAAACGGTAATATCCATACTGATACCAGTCTTTATACGGGTACTTAAATGAGCTGTTGGATACTTTCCAAAAATATACAAGTTTTTAATTCGTATTTCTCCTAAATCAGTATCTGGATTTATTGAAAGGAAAATGAATCCAGAATTGGATACATAGTTTTCAAAATCATTTAGGTTATTAGAAATATTAACGTAGCTAAAGTCGTTTGAAAAAGAAACATTCCCAATAGAATCTGGATTTCCGGTATTTAGATTAGCAATTGATAAATTAGCATTTCCAGCGTTTTCAGCTAACATTTCTAATAGTATACTTGAATTACTATTGTTTAAAAACGAAGTTATATCCTTTTCATCTATACCATATCGGTATTCTAATTGTTTTCTTGCATTTATTGCAATTAATATACTATTGTCTTTAATATTAGAATTTACATAAATATTCTTGCTTCCCATAGTAAGTGCGTCATAGAAAGAATAGTCTATTCCCTTACCAAAGAATTTAAGATATGGCTTACCCATTTCTTTGTTTGGAGAGAATGTTGGAATTGACTTATCATTTAGAGAATAATAAAATCTAATAAAGTCTACATTTATTACATCTTTGTTTGTTTTACCGGATATTTCAATTACTATATTTCCATTATTATCAATATAATTTGGTTCTATAGTAATTGTACCATTAGATATTGAATTATCTGAAATAGGGGTTAGTGTGCTATCCTTTGAATAGCTAACATTTGTATTAGTTAAGTCACCATCAAATGTCAAACTAATCCCTTTAATTGCTGGCAATAGTTTACTAATTATATCCTTTTTATCTATTACTCCTTGGGAATCCCAGAAGTTTAGATACTTAGAGTATAGATCGTTTATTAGGTTAAAAGTTATTTTTAAACTTGCTGGAGAAACGTTCGTATAAGAATTGGTGGAAACATTATAATTAGCAACAGGATTTATTGTTAATTGGTTATCATCTTTCTTAGACAGATTCTGTAGGTTCTCATCCAATATTACTGGGAATTGATTCTGATCCCCACTAAAAGGTAGCCAAGTATCCGTATCAAAAATAGTAGCAGATGGTACACCAAAAGATATGTTATTATTCAGGCTATCTCCTCGTATACCACAATAAATCCTTACCAGCTTAACAGCTTTCATTAAATTTGGTGTTACTCCGATAACTCCTTCACTTACTTTAGATTTACTGATGGTGAAAGGATTGGCTGGTTCTGTTTTTATTTCATTATCAAAAACTATTTTATTTATGCTAGAATTACCAGATATATTAATTATTTGAGTTTTTAAAGGCACACCATATTTATCTAGTAGATCTACTTGGTAGCTGGCGTTAGAATTTAAACTACTTGCTGATATTAATATATTTAGTTTATCCGGGATAGAATTATATGAGCTATCTATAGAATTATACTCTAATGAATAGGTGTAATATTTATCCGTCTTTGTAATTACTGGTACGGCTTTATCTGGGGATACTAAGTTATTAGGATCATAACTAATAGTGCTTATGTTATTATCCCCATATAGTACACTACCATATACTCTATTATTCCCATTAATATTTTGTGATAGCATTCCAGAGTAGTCTAATTTTATTATTTGACTAGAATAATTTGCTCTAGTGTACCCGTCTAAATCTGCGTATTTATCCGAAGTGAAATAACTTTTATCAAAGACGGTAGCTGAATTCCAAAGATCATCATTGTATCCATAGGAATTAGTTTGATAATTCCAATCATTACCTGAAAATACATCATCAGATCCGATATAAGAAACCCCATAAATGAATGCCTTATTATAATTTGAAGGAATATCATCATAATTAATATCATCATTATATCCCCCAGCTAAAACATCCGTACTATCTAGTTTTGATTTATCTAGAATAAAGGGATTTTTAAGTTCCTGCTTATTATTTCTACCACCTAAATCCAAATAGTAGCTTTGACTTTTAGAGAAACCAATATAAGCTTCTTCTACGGAATTGAATTCCTTAATTCCAGTATCTATTGATAATGGCTGGTTATTTTTATTAGTTGAAGTGTCTACGGTAATAAAAAAGTTAACACCAGCCGGCTTAAAATCTCTAATTATTTGGTATATGGATTCTGGTACAGGTCTATCTACAAATATGTTAATAATTCCCCATCTATAATAGTCTCCTGATAGATGATCTAATCCATCTAGTTTAGATTTATCTAACTGAAATACGTTTTTATAGGGTTCATATACAGATATTGTAGCATCCGACATATCCAGATACATTTTAATGGCATCTATTATGGCTTTTTTTGTGCCACGCTTCAATGTTGCATACGTAATTATCCATTTCCGATAATCGTCATCACTTTGATTATCTTTTCTGGCTACGCCAAACCAACTTCCCCACTCATCGAGGAATTCTCCATCAGCACTGTTTAAATAACTTTCTACTTTACTGTCGATTGTATCTTTTTCAGTAGAGCTTAGGATATCTTCAATTGCTGAGAAAAAAGCATAATTAGCTGAGCTGTTATTGAAGTCTTCAACATATCCTTTTTTTAAGTTTGGATGTAAAAGCCTTTTAAAGTTCATATATACCTCCTATTCCTGACTATTATTAATTGTAGTCATCTCAGTAGTATGCTGATCTACATACTTAGTAACGGTAGTTTGTTCAGCATCTTTCGTATTATAATAAAATACATTTACATCATCCCCGGGGCGAGCAACTTGACTAGGACCAATAGAGATATTAGAATGCTGTTGTTCATATGCTTCTTGATTTAATGATACCAGAGATTGCTGTAAGGTAGTTAGCTTGTTTGAAACACTATCTTGGATATTATTTAGAAGGGTTACTCTAGAACTATAATAATTCATAATAGTTTCTCGATAATCTGTATAATCAATCTGGAAAGGCTTATTATCTGTAGGCAATATATTAGTTAGCAATGAAACAATATTGTTATATGCTTGGGAGTAGCTAAATTTATTTACAAAATATTTATCAGCTAATGAGGAATCTGTAGAATAATTAGCGTTAATTGATATTAATTGTTTATTAAGCTCTGCCTTTTCATTAACAGTGATTAAATAGTCATTTCCATAATTAATCATATCCGTTGCTGTATATGAATTATCATATTGTGCAGAAGAAACTAAACCGGAAACTGTTGATCGTTCTTGACTAACGCTAGATACGTCAGAACTAGCACTAGTAATTTGACTATCCATATCGTCAGTAATAGGAATTTCTACAGATACGTCAGTTATTAGATATGGGTCAAAGTTCATAATTAATCTTGATATTTGAGATAAGGAAACATCGCTTCCCACAACTTTAGTATTTAAGTAGGAATTAACAATGTTCTCTATACTATTTTGAACAGTTTCTGTTAATTTGTTAAAATCCTTGATATAGACATTAATATCCATATTAGCCAATACTTTATCTACAGGAAGAACTTCCCAAGCAATTCCTGCTGGATTATACTCATCATTTTCATTTGAAATAGCATAAACAACTTTATTATAATCATTTTCTTCTAGATTACCGTTTGCATCATGACAATATATCTTTATTAGTCCGGTTTCACTATCATCTACATATACTCCTGTTATATTTTGAACTTTTCGAGTAGCGTACTCTATTGATTGAACAGTTGATCTACCAATAGCTGTTATATATTGGTTAAATCTGTTCTTAAAATCAGACTCACTTTCCTCATCCTGACCGGTTATTATTTCTTCTGGATTAGTAATGGTAGCTACATTTCCAATAGAATTTTGAACAGCATTAATAACATTAGCCGGGACGTTACCCGCTACTCCAATAGTATTACAATATACAGTAACTTTTGCATCAATAGACCCTGAAGGTACGAAGTAAGGCTCAATAGTTTCATAACTATAATTATAACCTTGAATATTTGACGTAAAGGTAGTACCCTGTGGAATTATTGTATCTGATACTGTAGAAGAGCTAAAGGTTATTAATAAATCTCCAAAGGCTTGAGTAGCTTTTCTTCTTTCAAATCCAAAGCCATTCTGAACTCCTTCTTCTATACCCCCTTTAATATTTTGACGAGTTAATACATAATATTCTTGAAGTTGCATAGCAAATGCTTCATAAATACTTCTAATAATAGAAGATCCTAGGGTAAAATCAGTAAGCTCTGATGTTAAACTAGTAGTAGTATTTATTAAATTGCTAACGATTTCAGATAAACTTTTAATTTTGATAATATACACTTCTCTCTATTCTAACGTAAAGTTTCCGGAAGAATCTCTAGAAAACACCCATTCAAAGGCAGTATCGAGTCCTTCTACAGTTACTTGCCATTTTCCATTATACGTATCTCCTAGTATAGAACTATTAGATACGTTAACTGCTGTTATTCTCGAATCTGATAAAATTGCTTTACTAATATCGTTATTAATCATTTGAAGGGTGTTACTTGTATGCAACCCAATATCTCGCTCTATATCAGACCCGAAATCAGGATGTCCTTCTAAGCTTCCCTTACCAGTTAGCAGTCTATTTAACACTGCTTGCTTTATGTTATCCATACCAGAAGATATTTCAATATCCCCATGACCATTACTAGATAATCTATAGATGCCATCCCAAGAACCTTCACCAATAATATTTATATTGAGGTCTGTTCCAAGTGCAATGTTTTCAATTTCATCTTTATCCTGTCTGTTTATATTTAATGCTGATAGTTCTAATGATTCTATAGGAAAAGGAAGAATAATTTCATCACCCCATGTGACTAGGTGAGAAACATTTGCTACTTTTTCCTTTGTAGTTTCTACAATATAGGGATATTCTAGATTATTATATTCCGCAATAGTTATCCAATTGTTGATATCATCCGTTGTGCTTTGAGAAATGCTTTGAAGAGTGTCACCTTCTCGAACTGTATATTTTAGGTATCTAGCCATTTATTATCCTCCCTCTCTATATAATTGTTTGACTATCAATTTCCTGTTGGTTTTGTAGATAAGATAAATTTGATTTAACCGAACATATATTATTGTATAAATCAGTTAAACTAAGAATTATGTCTGAATATTGGGAAATATTTATGTTTTCTAAAGCGTCTATTAAATAAGATATATTTACTAACAAACTATCTATTTCATCTGTACTTAAATAGGTGTATAGAGAATTATCATATCCCTGAGCGTACCCGATACTAAAAGCGTCTAAGATAACTGTCTGGAAAATACTATATAGGTCGTTATGATTGTTCTTTATATCTGACTGATCTAGTAAATATACTAAGGATTTTTCATCAATATAGTTAATGTTATTAACCCAATCAGCATCAGATTCTTGAATAAGTGTCGCAACCTTACCGGATAAATTAGTAACATCTATATTTGGAGTATAAAATCTTGATATAAAGGAAACCTTTTCATCAAGTAAGTTTTTAACTAATTGATTATTTGTTATTTTTATGGAATAAAGGAATCGCATTAATTCCGCAGATTGATCTGTTATTCCCACAATATAGGACATTTCTATTTACCTCCTACAATAGTTCCAGCCTTTTTACCACTATTTTGAGCTTCTTGTTCTGCCTGAGAAGTTTCATTACCCCCAGAAGTCCCTTGCCGGTCATTAACTTTGCTTTGAGGAATGCTTGCAGGCTTTATAACTAATAAGGATATTGCATAATTATATAGTAAAGGGTTGTCACTATCCCGGCTATATTGGAATCCTTGTGGAGCAATATTAACAGTATAGCTTGGTTGGTTTATATCCATATTGTTATAGAATATAAGTTCATCTGTTGGTACATTCCCATTATCACTGGCTTGCTGATACCCAACTATTATATCCTTTAATGCTTGAAATCTTTGCTCACCATTCATTCTTGTTGCTCCCGAGCCTTGTTCTTTAGCACCAGTATTTCCACTAAAAGTTATAGTCCTGAGATCTTGTCCAAAGTTTTCAACAACAACGTTTGATTGTGTTTTAAATGTCGAAGTACGTTGAGGAGAACTATATTCATACTGTTGTGGATTAATAGCAAGTTGAACATACTTGCTTCCCCATTGAAAGGCAACTAATCCGCTACCTACACTAGTTTTTCTAGTTCCTGAATATCTCGAATTCAATATAAAACCTTCCTTCTAGGTATAATTTAACTTGAATATTAAAAAAGCCTACTTAGTAGGCTTATTTTTGTTTTCTTTTTCTTGTATCTTTTTAGCCAATGCTTTATTTTCTGAAATCAACATAATTATCTTCTTATCCTTTTTAGAAAGTTCATCTAAATAATAATTAAATACATCATTTATATCTATTTGTATTTTATCCATTTTGTTCCTCCAAAATATTCTTAATTAATGGCATTAGAAGAATAAATAATCGGTCATACTGAATTCCTTCGGGTTTACCATCTTTATAAAATAAGAAATCAGATAATCCTACTTTTTCTAAGTCCTCGGCAATCAATCCTACTTGGGTATCTTTATCATTATTTTTATCTTGCCATTTCTTAGGTGTGATAGTTAATAGTGCTTTACCTTTATCTATTATATCATCAATTGGTGAAATATTCTTTTTATACTTTTCAGAAGATGATACTCTATGAATTACTCCAGAATCATCTATGGTTAAGTTTGCAGAAGCACTAGAAGTATTATTATATATTCCCTTGCTAGAAATAGCAGGAGACTCTATAGCTAACGAATTGTTAGCAGATATCCCTTTACTAGTATATTTAATAGAGTTGCTAGTATCACTTAAATATACGCCATCACTAGTAACCTTAGTATCCATTAAAGTTTTTCCTAATGTATTTAGTATTGTATATTCTAAATAACTAGGAGAAATAGTAGATATTTCCTTGTTGCTAACTGAACTTGATAAGTTTAAACTATCATCATATCCAACCCATGATCCATTAATATACGATTGCTTACTACCAGAAGACTTAATACCAGAGTTATCCTCTATTGATTTTCCAGAAGACTTAATAGGAATAAGAGATGTGATACCATCTGCTATGGTATAATTACCAATTATTTCCCCAGATTCTGACAGATTGAAAGTTGTATTAGTTATTGTCGAACTATTTAGCGACATGCCAGTAGTTACACCGGTATTAGTTATATTGAAGTTTCCTGTAGTGGAAGACCAAGAAGTGTCTACAAATTGGGCACCTGTTATTTTGTTATTATCAACAATGTCTCCCAAAATATCTATTTCTTTACCAAACCAGACCATTTTTCCGGCCTCAATTGATAATCCGGCAGAAACGTCCCCTTGGGTAACAGCGATTTGAGCTTTTTCAGCGGTTTGCGTAAATATGTCAGACTGTTCTAGAAGGTGGTCAAACACGGCACTCGTAATTTGGTCATCTGTAATTTTAAAGGTAGCTAGTTTGTCTGTAGTAGAATTAGAGATATCTTCAGGAGCCGCAACCCATGTTACTTTAGTAGTATTTGATGTTGCCATAATCATATTAGAAATTTGAACAGGTTGCCTATAAGAAGAGAACCTTATATAAATGTCCGCCTTTTGATTTAAAGTAGGCACAATAGGCTGTATAAAGCTAGAAACAACATTATTAGTCATATTGTTTGGAAGATTATCAATTAAAACAACTTCTTTATTAATAGACCCATCATTGTTTAAAATAACCTCATTAATAGAAAACTCGCTATTAACATCAGTAGTATTAAAAGTAAAAGATAGTATAGTACTTCCAGATATTTGACTAGCTCCGTTTGATAAGGAGTATAATTTCTGATCTCCAGTTGCAGAAATATTTGTAGTGGTTCCTAGTAATAGATTTCTGTAACTGCTAGTATTTGTAGCAAGCGTATTCTGAGCTGTTATGACACTATTCAGGGCTGATGAAATTATATTAGGTATAACTTTATCAAGTGCAGATTGAAGCCCCTTAATATTGCTTGTATAAGCTCCTGCTGGGCTATTAGACGTTCTATCAACTAGTATATCTTTTTCAATAGAATTTTCCAAAGGGGTATAGTAGCTATTGGCAGTTGTTAAGTCTACTGAGTATTTAGTAGCATAGGATACTACTACTTTATAATCTGCTTTAAATAAGTCCCAAGAATTAGCTAAAGCATCTTTATCACTAGCTAATATTTGTGAATCATTATTATACTGTAATAGACTATTTAAATAATTGTTGCTAGTTACCGTAGACATTTTGGCATTAGTATCTGCTTGTGCTATTTTAGCCGCACTTAATAGTTCTAATACCGTATTATTATTTGTATATAAATCGACAATTGATGGAGACCAACTAGTAACCTTATCTGCTTGCTCTAATTTTACTTTAAAGGCGTTACTACTTACACTTGCAGAAATATATACGGAATTATCTGGTGAAACAGAAGATATAGATACATCTCCTGTATTACCTGTAATTTCTTTCTCATTTATAAAGTTCTTATTTAAGTCATAAAAGGCTATTTTTATGGTAACAGGGCTAGTAACGGAGTAGGCAGTTAGTATATAAGTGAAGTTTCTTATTGCCGCCATTTTAGGAGTTGATAAGCTACCATTATTTTCTTTATAAAATCCGGTATTACTATCTATTTCAGTATTCGCAATAGAACTTGCTAAAGAAAACATATTTACAGAAGTAGTCGCATTTCCGTAAATTGAACTAGCTATAGCATTCGTTTGCGAAATAGAAGATGCTGACATATTCACTTGGTCATTCACAGTAGATAATGAGCTGGAACTAGAAGACATATTATTATTAATAGAGTTTATACTATTGTTTATACCAGATATTGAATTCTTGTTATTTAAAGCCGATTGATAAAGATCTATTTTATCTGAATCAGTATCTAAGTCGCTAGCAATAATATGATGACCGTCAGAAAGCGTCATTTTTGTATTACCTGATGATAATATTAAATTATTGTCTTTATCAATTGTAAATGTGGCATTACTATCAGAAGTATCCCCAATATTGATAGAGTTATCATTTTCTCTAGTAAGACTTATTTCCCCATTATCTCCATCTATAGAAAACAACGATAGCCATTTATCATCATCATGAAAAGTAGTTAGTCTAGTCGTTCCTTGGGGTGATATAGAAACATTTGTTTGATGATGATCTAGTTTTTCTTCTCCGTTATCATCTAATAGATAGCTTCCTTGATGTTTAAAAAATATGTTTGGAGCTAGATAATTTAAAGTGTCAAAGTTTGTTCCATCTTTATATTTATTTCCCCGTAATGAGTAGTAAGTAGAAGCATCAACCTCGCCTACTGGATAGTCTACAAAATTGCCCTTAATATCATAATCATCCATTACTAGGAAGCTATTTCCACTAAAAGTATGCTCATAATATCCATTACCATTATGATAGGAGTAAGTTAAATCAGGATATAAATCTCTATATGAATTAGTTTTATCATACATATCTTCATCATTAGGAGCCATATATTGGTCCCCTGAATAATCGGATAGCATATAGGCATCTTCGTCAGACAAATATTTGCTTATTACAATAGGGGAATTCTTTTTACCCCCAACAAAGCCAATTAAGACAATATCATTAACCCTAATCGTATTAACTGATCCATAAGGATTTCCATAGCCATTTTTACCACCAAAGGAAACAGGAAGTCTGGCGCCTCCATTGGATATAGCTCCCGAGCTGTTATTCATACCATTTGTTTGTACAATATATTCAATACTATTATTCTCATAGTCTACCTTAGAAACTCTAGCTAATACTAGATCAGAAGTTGAATTATTATTGTTTATATTTCTTTTTAATTCTGTTCCTAAAGAGGCTTGTCTACGGATATCCCCCTTTTGCTTAGCCATATATTAATCTTCCTTTCTTTTAAACACTTCCATGGTTTTTACCAGCAATTAATTTTAAAGGGTCTTCAAACCCACTAGTAGAATAGCTACCATTATATAATTTTCTCCATCCATGCTTGGTTACTCCTACATGTACATGATCATGCCCACTGTAGTTTCTTGTTCCAATTATATCTCCTGTTTTTACTTTATCTCCTTTTTTAACTTTAGCATTGGCCGTTGTTCCAAATTCTTGATAGCATACTGAATATCCATCATCAGATTCCGTAATAATAATAACAGAATTTGTCCAAGAACCTGCCCCAGATCCCACGTATTTTACGGTTCCCCCATGGATAGCCCTAATTGATCCCCCATTAGAGAAATTAGAAAATCCAAAGTCTGTTCCATCATGGGTTCCTTGTCCTCTAGGAGATCCGAAGTTTTGTGCAGGGTTGGTATCAACAGTTCCATGTCCTTTAAAAGGAAGCCCCCATTTTCCTCCAGCGGCACCTCCTGTTGAGTCACTTCCTCCAGAAGATTTAGTAGGTTCTGTACCATAAGCAAGCATATTAAGTGCGGCTTCTCCCATATAGCCTCCTAAGAAGTCTTGATTCTTACCCCACATATGCTTAAATCTATCTTTTCCTAAGTTTTTAAGACCTCTAGTAACTCCTAAAACAGTCTGCCATCCAGAAGTAAAACTAAAGGTATGCTCAACAGATTCTATATAGAATTCCATTGAATCTTTAGGATCCTCCTCATTAATTACTTCTGCTATTTCCCCAATTCTATATTTAGAGTCACCAGGAACTGTTATATTTCCTGCTAAGAAATTAATATCATCGGAATACCAATTGAATAGCATCTGAGTAAAGAACTTTAAATCAATTGCTTCATCTTTTATTTTAGTATTCTGACTAACAATTTGATATTTTTTTAGAAGTGACTTAAAATCTTTTTGAGAAAGTTTATTACCACCACTAGCATATTTACCACGAAGTTCGAAAAGGACTTCATCGTCTGTATTATTAAAGGTTGTTTTACATTCTTGCATATATGTCTTGGCATCGGAGTAGGATTTAACGATATCTAACCATTTCTTATAGCTTATTCCTTCTCCACCAATACAACTTTGGCCGCCACCGTTTTCTGTATCTAGGATTCCATTCATTTTAGTTTGCGTTAAATGTTTTTCATTAATTAGATAAGCACTAACTAGTTCTGCGGCTTGCTGACCAGAGATATTATTAGCATTATTAGCTATTTTCTGAGCATAAGTGGATTGCTTCTGTCTAAGTGTTTTTAGTTTAACTTTATTTAAAAGCTTATTAATATCAGATGCGGTATAAGGAGTTCCTGCACTAGCTAATACTTTAGAGTTTTTACCAGATGCTTTAGTATTATTAGCTAAAGGGCCAGTACTACTTCCCTTCAAATATAGACTAGTAACCTCTAGAATGCTATATCCATATATATTAACTAACTGCTGGTTAAACTGTGGAAGTGATCCTAATTCTCCGGCATTTTTAATACCTGTATAGTTAGCAGTAGCTGGATTGACATTAAATACCGAATAGGCCTCACTATTAGTTTTACTTACATCGTCATTAATAACTTGATTACTATTAATAACAACCCTAGGTATTTCATAATTACCTTTAGAATCTACTCCATTCCAGTCTGATGGATTAAAAGGAGTTCTTCTTACTACTAAATGTGCTAAACCATTATAATCAGTATCATAGAACATTTCTACAAATGGTTTATGAAGGATTGCATCTTGTAATTCATATAAGCTTCCTTTAAAGTTTACAAATGAAGAAGAATCTTGTAGTTTTTCGTAAGAATCCCAGCTAGTCATTGATGAATAATTAATAAAGTGAGATAAATTATATCCTTTAGTTCCATAGGAATATTTCATATAGGGAAGGAATCTTTCAATTATTTCCGTCTCGATTGTTGCACAAGTATTACCTAAAAATGCCACACCTTTAGAATTTTTCTTTTCATTATCTATTTCTGACTGAGTAGCATTCGTATTACCAGAAGTACCCTTTGAAGACGTACTAGAAGAAGAACTATCTGAGGAAGAGTCAATATCGCCAGAATACTTTAAATCACCTTTCTTTATTTTCTTATACCAATCACTGGCGTATGATTGAGCATTCCCATCTGTTCCTCCTTCAAACCCTAATCTCATCCAGTGTGTTATTGCAGACAAGGGACCATTTAGTGTCTTTAGATGTGATAGATGATACCCGCCATGAGTATATTCTTTTTCAAACCAAAGCATTTGTCCTTTAACAGATGAGGGACTATAACCATGCTTTTTACACCAATTAATAACCTTTGTTTCGGGGTCAGATTGAAACAATCCATAGGCATATTTTCCTCCATTACCAGAAGAACCTTTTGCGTTTGGGTCAAAACTAGATTCTTGTTGAGTGCTCCCTAAGAACGCCGCTATTTGCTTGTTTGAGTATCCTTCAGACTTTAAATGTGAATATAGCTGTTCTACAACTTTTTTGCCTTCAAAAGTTGTATTAGTATTTGGATCATCTGTTCCAGTGCTAGAAGTGGTTTCAGCTTCATAATCCATATTAGTATCCCATAGCCAACCCATAGAACTAATACTTTCTTGAACTTCTTCAATAAGTCCAATTTTATATTGCATAAAAGCGTTTGCCATAGAACGGCCATTAAGCTGATAGACAACATTGTCTGAATCATAGTTGTCAACTCTATGGACTTCTGTAATCATTCCAGTAATTAGCTTAGTATTTTTATCATTTTTAACACCAGTTTGATTAGTCTTGACTCCTAGAGAAATAATATCATTAGGGAAGATAACGTAGTCCCACTTAAAGTCTCCAGATAGGATTATGCTAAAAGCAGATGAGTCATCTTCCATAGCATTCTTTGTTTGAAAACTAACGACACCAGAAGTCAAACTTTTATTATTAGTTTTAATAGAATCATCATATTTTAAATTAATAATATTATGTTCTGTATATAATTTTAATTCAATTAGTGGAACAGATGTTTGATTAGTAGTTATACTAGTTACGTTATTAGAAGCCATTATATTCCTCCTTAACTATGTATAGAAAAAGCTATAAATTAGCTTAATCCATTTAGCAATGATAAGTTGCTGGTATTATTAGCTATACCATTATTCATTTTCTTCTTTAGACTAGCAATAAGTCCTTCTCCAACGTCTTTTCCGGTCTTGTGGCCATCTTTAACATCTCCATTAACATTAACTTTAATGTCAAATTTATTAGAAGAGTTACTTGATTTATTAGTGCTTGTAGAGAAGTCTTGTGCTCCAACCGGTTGATTAAGCATTCTACTAGCCATACTTGTATGGTGATACATCTTATTCAAACCATTTTGGGTTGCCTTAGCCGCAGATACACTATTAGTATCTGAAGTGTTAGAAGATTTAGCTTTCGTTGACTTACTTTTGTCAGAAGACTTTTTACTATTTTTATCCATAGCCATATAAGTTGAGATCTTTTGGAAAGGTTGCATAGCAGTAGTTACTTTAGCATTTTGTTTAGCCTTGTCTTTATCAGATTTAGATTGTTTAATACTGGTACTAGAAGTTCCTGTGCCATTTTTACCAATTAATCCATTCTGTGCTTTAGATACATTTAATAGGTTAGCCGCTTTATCTAGTTGTCTATTATCAGAATCTATATTCTCTTTTCTGGCCCGAGCATTGGCTTCTTCTTTTTCTTTATCCTGATATTTTTGAGCATTATCCGCAGACTTATTACTACCTTTACCGGTAATAAAGTCTCCAACTTTGCCAAATACATCAGAACCAAGTAAGGAGCCACCGATTCCTCCAACAAGTCCTAAAGCCCCTCCAACAAGAGTACCAGCTCCTGGTATTACTGAACCTAATGCGGCACCTGTTGCGGCGCCTCCTGCCCAACCTGCCATTCCCCCGGCCATTCGTGACCCAGATCTAACAGCTTGTTTAACAGGGTGTTTTGAGCCAAGAACTTCTGAGGCAAGCGCACCGGCGGCTAGAA